AAACAAAAACTACAATCAGTAATTAACAAATATTATTTAAATGTTAATGAAGCCGTAAAATGGGTTATAGAAGATAACACATTAAGTATTGACTTTATGTCACCTACTAAAGACATTATAGGTAAACTTACTTGTAATGAATTTGAGTTAGAAGACAGTACACTAGCAATTTATGATACTAAAAAGTTAAATAGTTTAGTTAGCATTTGTAATGGGGATTTACTTCTTGAATTAGAAAAAACAAATAAAATATTTACTAAATTAAAAATCTCAGATTTAAATTTTAATTTAACATATGCTTTATCCGATGCATTATTAATTGGGAAAGTAGGCACAGTTAATATGCCTGATTTTGTAGTAAAGTTAAATTTAACTACTGAGGATATTGAGAATTTAATTAAAGCAAAAAGCGCATTATCCCAAGTAGACAATATGTTGGTAACAACTACTACTAATTTAGATGGAGAAAATGTTTGTGAGTTTATTTTTGGTGATGAATCAGGACATAACAATAAAATTACATATCAAATAGTAGGGGATATTACAGAACAAGATTTAAAAATTCCATTTAATTCGGACACATTTAAAACTATTCTTCATGCTAACAAAGATATGGAAGTTGGTACTTTAAATATTAGTACTATGGGATTAATTGAAATGAAATTTCAAACAGAATCAATTAACTCAGAATATTTTATGGTAAGAAAAGCAGAAACTGATTTTTAATATATGTATTATAGAATAAACTGACCTAAGGGCGTAAGTTATTTATTTTATTATTAACCGCTGATCTAACGACAGCATAAAAACAAAGTGATATGAGTACACATTTTTTAGAGAGATTTTACAATCCGTATGATCTATTATTTCGCAACCTGTTTGAATCAGGAGCAACATTTACACCGGCTACAGAAGCCAAACAACAATATCCAATTAACATTTTTGAAGATGATCTAGGTTTAACTTTTGAGTTAGCTTGCACTGGTATTCCTAAAGAAGCCATTGAAGTTCAACTAGAAGGAGACATGATCACCTTTTCATATGATAAGGATAAAACCCCAGAACCTGAAAGGAATTACATCCATAGAGGGATTGCCAAACGTTCTTTTAATTTAGCTTATAAATTAGGAACAAAATTTACACCAAATAAAGCAAATGCTAATTTTAATGATGGATTACTAATAGTCACAGTACCATTTGCAAAAGAATCTGCGCCTAAAGTTTTAAAAATTAATTAATTAGTCTTAACAAAAGTTCGCCCCTTAGGTTGGATTATTTAATTATTATTCGTATATTACGGTAAACAAAAATAAAAAGTTATATGTCAAAAATTACAGATCCCTTATTAGAACCCTATTTTATAGGTAAAGATACACATTGTTATACTGTGTATGAAGTTGTTACTCCTCAAGCAAAATATTTAGAAAAAGGTAGCAAAGGTTTAGATTATGAAAAACCTCAAGGTCACTATAGTTCATTTGGAGCTGCTTTACTAAAAATAGCAAAAGAAAAATTACATAGTGAAAAAGAATCTTATACTAGTATTAAAGAATATGTAGAAAGATGGGATGAATTATTAATCGAATTAAAAAAATTACAAAATTATAGAGAATTATGAATTTAGAAGCATTATTTAACGCAGTTATTGTTAAACCTTTAGAAGTAGAGGAAGAGACATATGGATCAATAGTAGTTCCAGATATTGGTAAAGATAAAAATGAGCATGGTACGGTAGTAGCTGTGGGACCAGGTTCAAATACACACATGGGTCATTTTATCCCTAGTACAATTGAAGTTGGAGATACAGTAGTTTTACCAACCCAAGGTTTTACTAAATTGGAACATAACGGAGAAGAGTATTATATTGGACCCGAGAATCAAGTTTTAGCTAGAGTAAAAAAGGAAGTTAATGTAGAAGATATTTTATCTGAAACCGAAGTTACTAAAGAAGAGCAAGCATATATTAATGATATTAAATTAGAAGATAATGAGTAAAATTATAGAATTTGGCCCTGGAGGGAGAAAAAAATTAGTAAAAGGAATTGATGTATTAGCAGATGCTGTTGTGTCAACCTTAGGACCTAATGGTAGAAATGTAGTTATTGAAAAAGAACATCAACAAGTTCAATCTACTAAAGATGGAGTTACAGTAGCAAGACATATATCTCTAAAAGACCCAGTTGAAAATTTAGGTGTTAATTTAGTTAGAGAAGCTTCTATTAAAACAGCAGATAAAGCAGGTGATGGTACAACAACTTCTACACTACTTGCTAGAGAAATGATTAAGGCTGGATTGCAACATTTAGCTAATGGGGCTAACGCAGTTGAGATCAAAAGAGGTATTGATAAAGCCGTAAAATCGGTTACTAAAAGTTTAAGAGAAGATATTGCTGAGGATATTAGTGAAGAACAACAGCTAGAGCAAGTAGCAACTATTTCAGCAAATAATGACCCAGAAGTAGGTAAGTTAATTGCTACGGCTATTCAAAAAGTAGGACATGAAGGTGTAGTACACATTGAAGAAAGCAAGTCAGGTGATACTTACTTAGAAACAGTTGAAGGTATGCAATTTGAAAGAGGTTATAAATCTCATTATTTTGTTACTAATAATAATACTATGACTTGTACATTAGAAGATGTTTCAATTCTTATTGTAGATGAAAGGATTACAACTGTTAAAAATCTTTTACCTATATTAGAAAGTGTATCAGCAAACAATAAATCACTTTTAATAATTGCAGAAGATGTTGATAATGAAGCCTTAGCTACACTTATTGTTAATAAGGGAAGAGGTATTCTCAAAGCATGTGCTGTAAAAGCACCAGATTTTGGAGATAGGAGAAAGCTTATTTTAGAAGATATAGCTACTCTAACAGGAGGGACTGTTTTTTCTAAAGAAAAAGGCCATAAGTGGGATAAATTCCAACATGATTGGTTTGGGGAAGCTAGAACAGTTACTATTACTAAAGATAAAACAACAATTATTGATGGTAAAGGAGATGAGGATAAAGTAAATTCAAGGATAGAAAATCTTACATCACAAGTTGACAATGCTGAAAGTGATTTTGAAAAAGAACAGCTTCAAAACAGATTAGCTAGATTATGTGGTGGGGTTTCAATCATTCATGTAGGAGGATATACAGAAACTGAAATGAATGAGAAAAAAGACAGGGTTGATGATGCTTTGAATGCAACAAAAGCAGCTATCGAAGAAGGTATTGTACCTGGAGGAGGAACGGCACTATTGTATGCTAGACAATCTATTGATAATTGTGATATTGGAGCTGAGATTATATACAAAGCGTGTGGTAAACCATTTGAACAAATTTTGATTAATGCCGGACATGATTCAGTAGGAGCCCAAATGTTGGGTAAATACCAATTAGTTGAAGGTGGAAATGATACATGGGCAGGTTATGATCTTAAAAATGCTAAAATAGTTAATATGAAGGAAGCAGGTATTATTGATCCAACTAAAGTAACAAGAGTTGCATTAGAAAATGCAGCAGCTGTAGCGGGAACGGTCCTACTTACAGAATGTATTGTAGTAAATGAACCAGCAGATGAAAAATCTCAACCTCAAATAGATCCAACTTCAATGATGGGGATGTAATATGGAAACAATAATTAACGAACATAATGAGTTAATCGCAACAAGAGTACCACCTGGAGACAGGTGGGAACTTGTTGGTGATTCTAAAAAACAAGTATGGCCTACTTTAACAGAAGCTTTAGAAGCATATTCAACAAAAACCCAATTTCAAGGAGAATATAGATTAGACCCTATGGGAAGTAAATTATATGCCATTCACTCAACTGAAGAACAAGTTAAACCAAAAGAGGAAAAAATGTATTCTTTATATGGAGAATTTAGACAGGGTGTTTAAATTTGGAGAATTAATAAATATTTTGTATATTTAGGTTATGAAAAATCACGGATTATTAGTAGAAAAATATCGTCCTACAAATTTAGATAATTATGTAGGCAACGAGAGTATTAAAAAATCAATATCAAGTTATATTGGTCAAAATGATATTCAGAATTTAATATTTTATGGGCCAGCAGGAACAGGAAAAACAACATTAGCAAAATTAATAGTTAAGAATATTGATTGTGATTATCTTTATATTAATGCATCAGATGAAAGAGGTATTGAAACTATTAGAGATAAAGTGTCAGGATTTGCTAGTACAATGTCATTTAAACCACTTAAAGTAGTTATTTTAGATGAAGCTGATTTTCTTACTATTCAAGCCCAAGCTTCTCTTCGTAATGTTATTGAAACGTTTTCACGTACTACAAGGTTTATCTTAACTTGTAATTTTATAGAACGTATTATTGATCCATTACAATCTAGGTGTCAAACTTTAAAAGTAATTCCCCCTAATAAATTAGATATTCTTAAACATTTAGTAAAAGTAGTTAAGAGGGAAAACATTTCCACAGTTGAAGATGATTTAAGAATTATTGTAGATAATAATTATCCTGATGTGCGTAAAATGCTTAATACTATACAAGTATCTACAACAGACAATAAATTAAATTTAGATACAACAGCCTTAGTATCATCTAATTATATTAAAGAGGTTCTTAAAGAATTATCGAATGGTAAATCTTGGACTACTATTAGACAAATTATAGCAAATGCTAATGTAAAAGATTTTGAAGAACTATATCGCACTTTATATGATAAATCTTCAGAATATGCACCTGGAAAAGAAGGAATGGTTGCCTTCCATATAAATGAGTATTCATATCAATCAAATTTTAGAATTGATAAAGAAATCAACTGCATGGCTTTAATAAACCAATTAATCAAGTTATAATGAATACAAATAGTGATTTTTTAAATTCTTCCCTTACGTATACGGATGATGGAAGATTACTAGATGAAAATAAAAATCCAGTTATGATGGATTGGGAAGATGATATAATGAAGGATGCATCATCTCTTATATGTAAAGATGGGGGAAAAATTCTTAATATAGGATTTGGGTTAGGCATCATAGATTCTTATATTCAATTACATGATATTATGGAACATTGGATAATTGAGGCTCACCCAGATGTTATTAATAAAATGAAAGATAGCAATTGGGATAAAAAAAATAATGTTACTTGTATATTTGACGATTGGAAAAACGTAGTAAAAACATTACCGAAATTTGATGGAATTTATTTTGACACTCACTGTGATGATTTTAATTCTTTTGAAAAATATATAGACTCACTACTCAACCCAGGGGGGAAATGTTTAATATTTAGTGTTGAAAGGAAAAATTTTAATAATTTAATTCCAAAATTTAAAATAGAAGAATACGAAACAAAAATAAATAAAATAGATCCTAACCAACATTCTGATGGAAGAATGTATTGGGATCCTAATAACAAAATCTTTATCCATCAACTAATAATTAAACAATAAAAAAATGAGTGAACAATTACAACAACCCCAAATAGACTTGAAAAGTACTACGGGATTCGAAGATGAAAATGGTAACAATATTTTCCAACAAGGATATATTCTTAGGACAGTATCTAAGTTCATATCAGGAGGAAATGAAGATGCTATTATGCCTATTCCTGTATTCTTTGAACCAAAAACTGGTAAAATAGTAGGAGCCACATTACACCCAGATTTAAAAGAAGAATTCAAGAATGACTGTATTTAATTGGTTAAATGAAATAACTGTTAAGAAAACCCCATCCACCCAATTTGAAAAAGAAGATTGGGATGGATGGAATTCTTATATGGTTCATAGATTTCTATCTATGAATAAAGGGTATATTAATATAGTTAATATTGCCCAAAAATTTCACCCAACTGATAAAGAAGGTCTTTATAATTTTTACAAAGAAATACTTCCTAAGAAAAAAATTTGGAATAAATATATTAAAAATCAAAGTAAAAAAGATACAAAAGAATTATCTAATATTTTATCTAATTATTTTAAGATTGGATTAAATGAAGCTAATTCGTATATTCCGGTATTAGAAAAAGAAAATATTATTGAAATACTTTATTCTATAGGAAAAGAAAAA